AAACACGAACATTTTGCTCAAGAAGTCATTGAGGAATGTGCGTCGTTTCCATATGGCGATCATGACGACTATGTGGACAGTACTACACAGGCGCTCATGCGTGTAAGACAAGGTGGATTAGTAGAACACCCGGAAGATTACAAAGAGGAAAAAATTGTAAGGAGTAATCAGTTGAAATATTATGGCTAGAAAAATTATTATTAACAATATTCTGAATTTGATCAAAGATATTGGTGGAAATCCCAATAAATTTATGGGAACCAAAAGTAATATTAATTTTTTGGGAAAAGGACCGAAAGAAGCCCTGTTCCAGGGTCAAATAGACATAGAAGGTCTAATGAGATCCAATTTTCCGATAGAACGAGTCGTGACAGAAGCGGAAACGGCTGGTGGCTATGCGGTTGCGAACAAATTAAACGATTTTCAACTACAACGACTGCAGGATAATTTAATCACACTTAAAAAAGCGTATTTTCCTGAACAGATTCCTAACATAACTGATCTGGGAACGGGAACCAGGGACCTAACACAAGAAGGTTTAGCTTCTTTAAGACAAAAACCTTATTTAGATGCAGCTGAAGAAGCAGCCAAGGCAGATAGCGCTACTATGAAAAATTTAGGGTTAGATCCAACTAATCCAGGCGATGTTATAAAGGCGGGAGAAACTGGTTTAATGACTCGTATTAGCGAGCGAATGCAAAAAATTAAAGACATGGCGGATGAATTAGGACGAGCCGGTAAAGGCGACGTCAGAAAAGGCGACTTTAAGGACTATTGGTATGCTAAACTAGATCCAACTGCTGAAAAACTGTCTTACGCAAGTAGATTTAATCCAAACAATGAAGTTCACGTGAAAAAAGCAGAAGCACTTTTAAAAGATCCGCAAATTAAAGGTCTGTACACCGAAGGAGAAGTAAAAAACGCTTTTGATTTTGAAGGTTTGTATCAAGTTCATTTTGATAGAGGCCAGGTGGACGTTGCAGAACTTTTATCTCAAGGAGGACATAATATTCCACAGATGAGAGCAGCTGCTAGAGATGCATTATTAACTTTAATGAAAAAACAAAAACCAGGACCAGAGTTAGGCGTCAGTTTAAGAGATTTTGTAGACGATATAGACTTTAAATACATCACCGAAGGCGGAGGAGGCCGAGAAGGCGATCCGATTAATTTATTTGTAAAATATTTTGGATTAAATGCGGCAAAAAATTTACCGAAAAACGTCACAAAAGAAAATATCGACATATTTACAGATTTTATGATGAGAGCAAAAGATTCCAGAGGACGAACTATTAACGATCCGTTTTTTGACAGAGAAACACTTGACTTTTCTACACTAAAAGGATTTACCGATGACCTACCTCCTTTTAAAACGGGTGGAAGAGTTGGTTTTAAATATGGAACAAGAGGTTTAATGAAATTGGTGAATAAAAAATTTGGCAAAGGTACTTTAAAGAGAGCTACTGAAGTAGATCGACCTATATATGCACAAGTTTTTGATGATATTGAAAGTTTTAGAGGTAAGATAGACGACAATATCATAGAAGAAATTTATGCAATGGACCCTCCTCAACAATTAAAAGCTATCGAGAGTGTAAAAGAATATCTTCTAAATATGAAAAATTTAAGACAAGGCCAAATGTTAGAAGGATTTGATGTTACAGGCCGTCTTCCAAGTGCATCCGGTGGTCTAGCTAAGATTCTGGAGGTTTAATGCCAGAACCAGGTCAATATAAACCACTTTACGCTGATTTTAGACGATGGGTGAATAGTAGAATTGCTAAAGGTGACAAAGGCGGCGGCAAAATAGTTGATTTTATAAAAAAGTTTCCAAAATATGACCCCCAATATATTGAGTCGTTTAGAGAGATTTTAACTGATGATTATCCCGGTAAATTTAACTGGACAACGAAGTCAGAACTTTTTAGAGACTATTTAAAAGGTTTAGTTAAAAAAGCAAAAGGCAAAAGAATTAAAATTAAAGCGCAGACATTAATTGATAATTTTAAAGTTAAGGCGGGGATAAAGACATTTAATAAAGGACACGCGGGAAAGATAATGAATGAATTTTCAAAAAATTTCATTTTTCCGATTTCGCAAGAAAATATAGTTAATGAATTAAAAACATTTCAAACTTTTTTAAAGAGAAATTTAAAAGATACTTTTGTTCAAGATGATCTTAGTTCTTTAATAAAAAAATCTGGTTTATCACAGAAAAAGTTTGCCAATAGAGTTGCTCAATTAAAAGAGTTTTATAATAAAACCGGTCAGGAACGAGTGGGCTTACTTGCAGATAAAATAGTTAAAAAAAATATTCAGAAACTTCCCGACACCAGCATTACAAAAAATATTAGGACTTTTCTTAGAGCACGGGGTATAGATAAAGAAACCCTTAGGTTGTTGAGAACACAAGAAAATGCAGTTAGTGAGTTTTTTAAGAAAGGGACTCTTTTTGAACATACTTTTCCTAGAGTTCTGGTTCCTTTTATTGAAGGTAAAAAAATTCAAGATGCGCTTTACTTAACAGGAACAAGAACTTCTCAATTTTTAAATAATTTTAAAATGAAAAGTGACCTTGCGCAGCAACGTTTAGTCCAGAGCTATTTAAAACCAGATGGAATAAGTTTATCGAAGTATACACAAGACATAAATAAATTAAGGGCTGATGTTAGAAAAGCAACGGGTGGTTATGAAATAGGTTATATAAAATTTGATAAAAATAAAAACCCAACGCCTATTACTAATGCCAAAACTTTTACTACAAGTTATAGAGACTTTGGTCCTCAAACTATGGGTAGAATTTCCGCTTTTAAAAATGCTCAGTACACTAAAAACCTTTTAAAAAATTATTTAGCAAACCCTAACGATCCGGTTTTTGGAAGTTTAAAAGCAAATAATCCAGTTAGAACCATAACTCCTAATCTAATTTCTGCTTACACAGAACTTGCCAAAGATTATTCCCGAGCTCAAAGCGTTATAGGTGATCAGTCTAAATTTATTAAGTTTGCTGAAAAAAATATGAACAGTCCTTTAGTGAGAGCTGTATTTAAATCCCCTTTATCCTCTCTAAAGGTTGGAACGGGGCCTGGTTTCTTACCTAGGTTAAGAACGGTAATAATGGAAGCTGCTAAAAGGAATGAAGGTGGAGTTTGTAATATTTTTAGAGCCGAAGGTGGTAGAATTGGTTTTGCTGCAGGGAGTAGTTGTGTAAGACAAATGGAAGTAGCCTTTGATGCTGACCCAGTCAAAACTACTGAACAGATTAATAAAATAAGAACTGTTCCTGAAAAAATTAAAACTGCAACCAGAGGATTTTTAGGAGCACTCGGAAAATTTGGCCCGGCCGTTGGAAAATTTGGTGCGATAGCCGCAGCTGGAGCTATAGCTCAACCACTTGTTAAACAATTTAGAAACGATGATCCGGCAACTTATTTAACTGATCCTGAGCAAATAGAAGGAATGCTTTTGTCCACTATCGAGGCACACGAACAAAGAGAAAAATTAAGAAGTCCAATTCTTGATTGGGGTATAGGGGCAGGAACAGTGGGCGCAACTGCAGCCGCGATCCCTGGTACCGGAGCCATGTACAAATATCGAAGAGGATTGTTAGAGAAAAAAATACCTAAAGCAGGTCCGTTTACCGAAAAAGGTGTGGGTCCAGGCTCCACTACAATTGGACCTAGAGGAAAAGGATACGGTAAGCTTAGAGCAGGTGCAGGCGTAGGACTGAAACTAATTTCAGGAATGTATACACCTGCCGGACTTTTAGCAACAGAACCATTGAGAATTGCAAGAATGAGGGGGGAAGGAGAAGATTGGGCCGAAATCGCTAAGAGTCCGACATTATGGATGGGACCTGCCTTCGCTGACACGATGACAAAAATTGCAACTGCTGGAATGAAACCAACTTCTAAATTAGCTAGAGGTTTAAGTTTAGGAATTAGTAGACCGATGTTAAAAACAATTTCAAGAAGATTCGGAATGCCAGGACTTGCCTTATCATTAGGATTATCTGGTTATGATACATATCAAGACTGGAAAAATAAGGAAGGATGGTTTGAAAAGACAAAACGTAAGATAGCAGGGGATTAATTATGCTACCACTAGTTGCAAGAGGAATAGCAAGTTTAGCCGGTCGAATGTTGACGAGAAATCCTCGACTTGGAAAAAATTTAGTCAGTCTTTATAGAGGCGAGTCTTTTCCACAAAGAAATATTTCATCCCTGAAACGTACTGCTAAGCATTTTAATACGACGCTGGCTAAAATGAAAAAAGACACTTTATCTGGTCAATGGTATACTCCTAATCCTGATCATGCGCGAAGTTATGCTTCGGGTCTTTTTAGTAAGGTTAAAGAGGTAAAAGTTACTCCTAAAGAATTGGCTGCTTTTTATAGGTATAAAGATAAAGTCAATAAAACAAATGTTAAATTTAGTGTAGCAGCTCAAATGGGTAGACCTTTTAAACAACATATCACCGAGTCACCCGCCCATGTTATTATTCCAAGATATAAGTTAAAAACACTACCTTCAACAAGCGATTGGTTGATAAAAGAGAAGCTACGTAATCGGTTGTATGGTATACGAAGCCTTTTAGGAATTTAGATGACCACTAAAAAATTTATATATGATGGTAAGTCAAGACCAAGTACCCAGGCGTATAAAGAAAATTTTAACAGAATCTTTAACCCTACATTAACTAAAAACATGAAGCACGTGAAATGGAAGGAGATTCCCCCTGTAAAAGGGCCTAATTCACAAGGGTTGAATGTTCCTGTAAAACAAGTTAAAACAATAGAGAACTCGAGGAAAATAAATGGCAGATATAGATAAAGCTCTACCTAATGTAGAGCAAAAAATAGAAATTCCATCGGAAGATGAAATCATCGCTCAACAAGAAACAGGAGTAACTCAAGTTAATGAAGACGATGTTAGAGTCGAAGAACAAGAGGATGGTGGAGTTGAAATAAATTTTAATCCCAATGCGGTTAATCAACCGGGTGGAGAAGGTCATTTTGATAATTTAGCGGAGTTACTTCCAGATGATGTTTTAGGAAGATTGGGCTCAGACTTAAATGAAAATTTTAGTCAATATAAAAATTCAAGAAAAGATTGGGAAGATACTTATACTAGAGGTTTAGATCTTTTAGGATTTAAGTATGAAAACCCTACACAACCGTTTCAGGGAGCAAGTGGTGCGACTCATCCTGTTCTTGCAGAAGCGGTAACACAGTTTCAAGCACAAGCTTACAAAGAATTACTTCCAGCAACTGGTCCCGTACATACTCAGATTATGGGTAAACCGGATAGACAAAAAGAAGATCAGTCTGTTAGAGTAAAAAACTTCATGAACTATCAGCTCATGGATGTGATGAAGGAGTATGAACCCGAGTTCGATCAAATGCTTTTTTATCTCCCTCTCGCCGGCTCTGCATTTAAAAAAGTTTATTATGATGAACTTTTAGGCAGAGCCGTTTCAAAATTTGTTCCGGCAGATGATTTAGTTGTTCCATATACTGCAACATCTTTAGAAGATGCAGAAGCAGTAATGCATACAATTAAAATTTCTGAAAATGATTTAAGAAAAAAACAGGTAGGAGGATTCTATAGAGACGTAGATCTGAAACCTGGGTATGATGAAGAAACAGAAGTTCAGAAAAAAGAAAGAGAATTAGAAGGACTTAAAAAAACTAGAGATGAAGATGTTTTTACATTAATTGAGTGTCATGTAAATTTAGATCTCGAAGGATTTGAAGATATGGATCCTGAATCTCAAGAACCAACTGGAATTAAGCTGCCATACATTGTAACTGTAGAAATAGCTTCAAGAGAAGTTTTATCAATTAGAAGAAACTATCAAATTGGAGATCCACAAAAAAATAAAATTGAATATTTTGTTCATTTTAAATTTTTACCGGGTCTAGGTTTTTATGGACTAGGTTTAATTCACATGATTGGTGGATTATCTAGAACTGCAACAACCGCGTTACGTCAACTACTGGACGCAGGTACATTAAGTAATTTACCTGCAGGGTTTAAGCAAAGAGGTATTCGTGTTAGAGACGAAGCTCAAGCAATACAACCCGGCGAATTTAGAGATGTTGATGCTCCTGGTGGAAACATCAGAGATGCATTTATGCCTCTTCCTTTCAAAGAGCCATCACAAACACTACTTCAGTTAATGGGTATTGTTGTGTCGGCCGGACAAAGATTTGCCGCCATAGCTGACATGCAGGTCGGAGACGGCAACCAGCAGGCCGCTGTTGGAACGACCATTGCTCTCTTAGAACGTGGTTCAAGAGTCATGTCAGCCATACACAAAAGATTGTATGTGGCGATGAAACAGGAATTTCAGTTACTAGCTGGAG